CTTGCTTGCCATGTGCCAGAAGCTAGAGTTCCGACCCCAGTAATGTTGGCATACGCACCAGATACATATGCAGACCCGATCGTACCGCTGGTGATATTTGATGCGTTGATCGCTGTAATCTGAACACCATTACCAATCAATGAAACGGCATTAACGGTGTTGGCATCAAAGCTGCCGCCTGAATCTCTTAGGACAATCGTAGACGCACCGTTAGCGGAAGCTGCTGTGGTACGAGCGTTGGCTATTGTTCCACTTGAAATGTTTGAGGCGTTGATTGCGTTAATACCTGATCCGTCACCACTAAACAAGGACGCAGTAATTACGTTAGAACCAAAGCTACCGTTAGCATCCCGTAAGACTAGAGTGTTTGCGCTGTTTGCTGTGTCACCCGTTGTGCGAGCGTTAGCAATTGTGCCGCTGGTAATGTTTGAAGCGTTAATGTCGGTCAGTGCAACAGCGTTACCCGTGATATTGGTGAAGTTGCCGTTGGTCGCATTGACGGTTGTAAATGTTCCTACGTTGGCATTGAACGAGCCATTAGAGTCACGCAAAACAATAGTGCTTGCGCCGTTTGCTGAACTAGCGGTGGTCTGAGCATTTGGCAGTGTGCCTGTTGTAATGCTTGACGCATTAATCGCTACGTTAGCGGCGTTAGTAATCTGGCCTTGAGCATTGACTGTGAATTGGGCTACGCTGCCATCGTTACCATATTGCGCCGCAGTAACTGCGGTGTTAGCAATACTAAATGTTAGGTTGGCAAGGTTTAATCCTGTTCCAGCGTTATAGACTTGAGCAGAACTAATCTGCGCAAATGTAAGATTGGTTGAGCCAAAAGTAATTGCGCCTACGGTGTTTAGAATATAAGTTTCGCCAGCTCCTGTATTACCAGAAGTAACAAAAAATGCGTCACCTTGACCTAGTTTATTTGGGTCTCCAACACCATAAGTATCGGCATCAGTTGCACGGGTAAGAACCCACTGAGCACCACCTGGATCAGGAGCGCCTGGATTGGTAACCGTATAGATACCGTTTTGCACTGCATTGGCTTGCGTATATACAAGAACACGGGCTGTATTGGATACAGATACACCGTCAATGACTAAAGCTACGTTAGCGCCACTATTGGTGAGCGTTGCGCCTACTCCGTTACCAGCACCGCCAGGTTGATTATAGGTAGCCGTTAAAGCGGTTGGGGACTCAACTAAAACAGGGGCGTGGTACGTTATGCCTGTTGAAAATAAAGAGTCAACATACTGCTTGTTAGTAATATCCGTAGCATTTGCAGCATTGGTGCTGATTGTTCCAGACACCATGACCACGTTAGAGGCGTTGATGTTGGTAAACGATACTGTGTTTGCGCCATTACCTGATGTGTTAACAACATCGCTTGCGTTTGTGTATACCGCTTTTTCAGATGGCTGGGTGACAAATACGTCTTTGATGCCAGCTGAGAAGTTAACTAATGACCCACCGTTAGAAGAAGCAAGAACTGTATCTCTGCTTAAAGTAGTTCCGCTGGATGTGTATGTACCAATACCGACTTCCCATTCCGTGCCAGTTTGAGCGGCAATCGTGTAATAGGTAGTATTTCCGTTGCCAATAGCGGCAAAAGATTGATATCCGTCAGCAGCGCCAAGAAGGGTGACTGTACCAGTACTAGTGGTAGTAGTGGTCTCTTTAACCCTATCCTTTAAGATCAGAGCCATCTAAGCTCCTTAACTTGCGGTTAAACGAATAATTGCGTTGGTTGCGTCTGCGGTTGGGAAGTTAATTGCAAATGTACCGTTAGTCGATGTTTTATCCCCACCAAAAGCTAGTACGCAAACTGCTGCGTTTGACAAGTTGGAGTTATAAATCAATGCGCCGTTAGCGGTAATTGTTGCGTTTAACCAAGAAGTATTGGAAAACGAGATATAAGCCACGTTTCCAGAGTTCGTTGGGGTTACGCTAACAGTCAACGTGTTTCCACCAGCAGAGTAGTTGCCAGTTGATGGCACTTCGTTGGTTGCAGAATATGCAGTTGTATTCTCATTCAAAGTCGCAGAGCTGGTATACAGAGCTAATTTAAATGTGTTTGCTGAAAAGTTGTGCTGGCCTTCCAAGAGTTGAACCTTGAAGGAAGTGGCCATCGCTTGTGTAATTGCCATAAAATGCTCCTAAATTATCTAACAGGCCCTGGTACGGGTAATCGTAATTGTCCATCACGGTATGCGCTACGTCTATCTTTACCATCACCCAAGTCTTTGAGCAATGCTAATGATTCTTGATACTTGGCCTCGTAGTACGTAACCATGTCTTGCTCTCCCTTTTGGAAAATGACGGCTTCACGCAACGAACCATAGAGTAATACGGTCTCAAAATTATCGCCTAACCAAGAGGTTCCAGCAGTCACAATAGACTGTGGGTAGTAGTAATAATGCAACTCGACTTGGTAGTTGCTATCTGGAGTTGGGCCAATAATATATGTATAAGGCTCAAACTGAGCATAGTAACGAGGTACGCCTTCGTCTGTTGGGCTTGGGTATGCCTGACGAATAAAGTTGACGTCTTTGTCAATTAAAAACTCCTGAGACCCGTCGGCTAGTATGACTGCCATTGAAAATGAAGCTAAGTAATCGCTGGGTAACGCAAGGTACTTGTCGCCCTGAGTGAAGTTACCAACCTGATTCTTGCGAATGGCTGGAATTTGAACGGCGTTATAAACCCGCTCTTCACACTGTTGGACAAAACGAGGAATATTATCTACAAAAGTCTGTTCATCAGACTCAGAATAGTCAATAATCGCTTGCGTTAGCTCTGCGTAGTTCATTAGCCCATTTTCCCGCTAATCTTGCGTCCTTTGGTAGCTGCACCATAACCACGCATTACGCCAACACCGTATGGGTTCTCTTTAGCATAGTTACCCTTACTAATGCCACCAGTAGACATGTTCATGGTATCCATGACTTTAGCGCCGGTGGTGTAGTTGTCATACGCATCGACGTTGGTAGTTTTACCAGCCATAGTATGCGGAGCGGCGTAGACTTCGGCAGACCCGACTTCTTTGCCCATTACCTTTTTAGAATACTTAGCCATTATCGACCTCTCTGATTAGCGATACGAGCCATGTTGCGACCCATAGACTTCATATTCTTATTTAAAGAACTTTTGTTAGCCTTGGGGCCTTTATCAACGATGTGCTTGCCATCATTAGGGTAAACTTTTGCGTCTGTTTTACCCGTTTTTGTAATTCCGTCTGCGCCTTTTTTGTACATAATTACTCCTAAGTTGTCGTTACCGTTACTGTACCAACTACTACAGCTGGTGCCAAGTCATTTGGGGTTAATCCTGCATCTGGTCCCCTTGCACCACCTACAGGATTCCAGCCCCACTGTATTACCCTACTACCCATTTCTGCATAACCAAAGCCATCAGGCCCTACTCCTGTCAAATTTAATTGCAGACCACTTTGCCCTGACACTTGGTAGCTAACGTCTGGACGAGGTTCATATACTGCTTGCGGATCATTAACTGGATAGAGACCAAGCTGCAATTGTGGATGATCTGGATCCCAGCATGTTTTGCAAACTTTGACACGATACGGCTTAGTCTTAAGAGTCTGAATCCGCAGCTCTTTAAGCTTGTAGCGTTGTGCGCATCGGTCGCATTCGGCAATTGCATATTTTCCAGAGGCGTATTTATTTGGCATGACATATCATCTGAAATAGAACATATTGCGTGGGACAACCCGCAAGGCTGCGGTTTCTCTGTCTTCGTCAGAAGCCAGCTTCCATTGCTCTTCATAGTCGGATTTAAGCATCATTATCCGGTTAGGATCTACGCCAGGCATCTTCATGCTTAAGTTATATGCCAACCCTGCAGCCATACAGTTAACAAAGCGGAACGGAATATCCTGCGTACGCACGCCTGTACCTGCGTCGTGAATACGGCGCATTCTGTAATACACAAAGGTATATTGGTTGCCCGGTGGGTTTGGAGTCGGCCATACATTAATGCAGGGTAGGTTGTTGTTATACACATCCGCCCCGTTTAAATGAGTTGTTGCGGTAGTCCCATTCTGCCCACGCCAAGCGTTAACTATTTGATTTCCAACAATATTTTGATACCCGATGGTCTCAGAGCCAATGTTTACAAAGCCTTGGGTTGGTAACGTCGAAGCGTTGGTAAGCGTAATCGTAGTCTGATCCGCAGCTGTAATAGCTGCAGCAAGTGTCGTTTGGGGTGTTGCAGCAGAAGCCCCTGACTGGCGGTTAAACCATACTTGAATAGGACGACCGTTAGCGTTCTTATTGGGGATTGTTAAATATGTAGATTCGCTGATACGACTAATATTAATGTCGATCTGGTTGGTGGACTCACCGTTATTTGTACGTACAACTGTATCTAAAAGGTCAATCGTATCGACTGGGATGGGGTATATAGCCTGATTGGTATTCATCACAATCTGACCTTGCTCTACAGTCCACAGATTAATACCCCGGTTTGCCCACTCAATAGTAAGCAAGTTCAAGCTGCGGCGAGCAGTCCTGAAGTCATATCCCGATCGTACCTCCAACCCACAACGCTCAAACGCCTCCTCAACGAGGTCGTTCATATCTAGGTCAAAGTTACTTGTTGCTGTAGTGGTCATTACTTAACCTTTCGGTAAGGTTTTACCTTTTGTTTTATTTTTGCTGGCTGCGGCACAAACTGCTTTCCTTGGGCTTTTCCGGCTCGCTTTGCTCGTGTCGTTGCTGCGTACTCGCTTGGGCTTAGCGCTTGTATTGCCTTTGTTGGCAGGTATCGTTCGCCTGTCTCGGACGACTTTTTCCCCGACTTGGTTGTCCACTTCTGGTCCCCCCAAGCTTTCAGGCTGCGTTGACTTTTCGCTAGTGCCACTTAATTTTCTCCAAATCCAGTCCCAAATGAATGGCATTACTTCTTTAGCTTAGACAGAGTCTGCGCTAACCTCGCACGTTGGCCCATCTTACCTGGCTTCTTAGCAGCCGCAGCAAGTTTTTTAGCTGGGATTTTCTCGCCTTTTTTGACGCCCATAGATGCTCTTAATGCACCAGGTTTCTTAATGGCAGACTGGATCCACTTACTTGTTGAGCCGCCCTTTTTCATACCAACACCACGCCCTTTAAGGATGTCTGCCTTGGTTACTTCACCATCATTGTTTAGATCAGGAAACGATTTAGCCACGATAACCTCCACCTTTCTCTTTGTAACGTTTTGCTAGGAGCTGCGCTTTCCGAGCAGACCATTGACCCGCTGCAGTGCCATGGGTAGCCGATGCCTTAATACTCTCAAATAGAGCTTTGCGCATACCAGGCTTCGTATAATTACCAGCCTTATTAACGCTCGACGTCTTCCCACCCTCTTTGTACATAGAAACCGCATCAGGATTGTCCTTACGATGAATAACTTTGCCTTTTGGCATCTTAGACGGGTTTATGGCCCCCATGCCACGACTAGCTCTCATACGATTCGTCCTTTGGTTTTACCTCGAACTGCGCACCCATCGGCACGCTTTGAAGCTGAGGATACCTTGCCCCCAGCCTTGAAGTTCTTAGTAATATCACGATTTGACTTAGGCATCGCTCCACCGCCACCACCTCTTTTTGCCTTTTGAAGCGCTTCGTAACGCTCTTTTGCCCCTTTAGGCTGAGTTGGTTCATCTAGTCCCATGCCACTTTGAGGTTGCGCTTTAGCTCGTTCGGCATCAATTTTTTCAAGACGCTTTTTTTCTGCGTTTGATTCTTCCTGATGAAGCCTTTGTCTAATATTTGTTTCTTGAGTTTGTTTGTCAATTTCAACACCACCAACTGTACTTGGACCTAACCTACCCGTCTTTTCCATTTTGGTGAACAACTCATCCGTAGGCAAATTAGCCATTTTACGATAGTGCTCAGCTAAAGTTATCTTTTCTTTATCTTCCATCACACAATCCTTCCTCTGGTCTTACCACGCTGGGCTATGCCATCAGCACGGGATGATGCGCTAACCTTGCCGCCTTTGGCGTATTTAACTGGTTCGTACTTCATGGACTTAACTCCACCC